GTGCGTAAGTGCCATACCAAACAGAGTTAATACATACAAATGAAAGTATGTCTAAGCCTGTGGAAGCGGTTGTTGTGATTGTCGGAGCAGTACCACCAGGCCACTTGACCCCAGTAAACGTAGCAGTCCTTGAACCTGTGCCATCTTGAATTAACTTCAAAATGAATGATGTTCCAGACGTTGCTGTTGGCATGGTAAACGTACAGTTACCAGTCAATGTGTAGCTAAGAACAGTTCCTGAAGACAGAGACAAAGTAACTGCTGTGCTTGAGTTAGTCAAAGCAGGAGCTGTTTCTAGATACGATGTGATCGTAGGATTAGTTAATGTCTTGTTGGTAAATGTCTCAGTACCTGCCAAAGTAGCCAATGTGCCTGTTGTAGGCAATGTGACGTTGGTGTTTGCTGTGACTGTTAACGTAGTGGTAAATGCACCTGAAGTGGTAAATGAACCACCCAAAGTGATGGTATTTGAACCATTATTTACTCCAGTACCACCATAAGTAGCACCAATAACTGATCCATTCCATGTGCCAGTTGTGATAGTACCTATGGATGCTAGGCTAGACAAAGTGGTAACTGCTGTGTTAACCAATGTGCCTGACGTTGGCAAAGTAACAGAAGTGTTGCCAGTTGCTATAAATGTCTGTGTGTAAGCACCTGAATGAGTCACATTACCAGCCAAGGACAAAGTACCTGTGCCAAATGTCAAACTTGACCCTGAACCACTAAAAGCAGTTGTTGTTAGTGTTCCTGTGCTTGGGTTGTACTGTAACTTAGTAGAACTTGTGTAAATTGTTGACAAAGTGCCTGATGTTGCACTTGTGAAATTTAAATATCGAGTGCTATTAGTGCTCGTATCGTCAGTAATTGTTGTTCCTGATGCTGTTGTTGCCCATGTAGGAACACCACCTGCAAGGGTTAAAACATAGCCATTTGTGCCAGCAGAGAGCTTAGACAAGGTATTTGTAGCACTTGCATACAAAATGTCACCTGTCGCATAAGTTGTCTGCCCAGTACCGCCATAAGTAGCGCCAATTGCTACTCCATTCCAAGTTGTATTGGTGATCGAACCAGCCCAATTTAGAGTATTTGTCGACCAAGAAGCGTTAGCTGGTGTTCCATAGTGGTAATCCCAAGTACCCGCAGCCGTACTATTCGTCAACAAAGTTAAGGTTACAAACCCGCCACTCGGCACAGAAACAACCAATGTCCCTGAGTTATTGTTAACAGTAATAGCACCGCTAGTTTGGTTGTTGTTAAATGTGTAAATAATCCCTGCGCTAAGTGTCGTAGCATCAGGCAATTTAAATGTCTGACCACCTGACCCTGTCACCACCCAGTTAGGGGTTGAACTAGCCAATAATGTGGTTGTTGTACCCGCTGCTGCAGTATTTGTAAACCCAGAAAAAAAGATGTTAGCCGTGGCGTTAGCGTTGGTGTCTCTTAAAACCACGCTAGAAGCGCCAGAACTAGAAGTAACACCTGTACCGCCATTAGCGACTGCAAGCGTTCCTGCTAGGGTTACAGCGCCTGTTGTGGCTGTATTTGGGGTTAAACCTGTCGTTCCAGCACTAAAAGATGATACTGTGCTGATATTACCCCAAGATGGTATTCCACCAGAGAGTGTCAAATACTGGCCATTAGACCCAGCCGCCAAAAATGACGTTGTGCCAGACCCTGTTTGGTAAGGTAAAGAACCATTAGCACCACCTGCCAGGTTAGTAGCCGTGGTAGCTGTGGTTGCAGTAGACGCATTACCTGTCAATGCGCCCACAAATGTTGTTGTGGTTAGCGTGTTGCTAGATGGGTTAAATGTTAACCCTGTGCTGACGTTCTCTTGGGTAATTACACCGCTTGTAGCGCTTGTAAACGCCAAATAGCGTGATGCGTTAGTGGTTGTGTCGGTTACGATAGTTAAACCAGACCCACCTTGTGCCCAACTGACGTTAGTTCCATCAGTTTTTAAGAAATAACCAGCATTTCCTGTTTGGCTGGGCAATAAGTTAGTCAAAGCACCTGCGTTAGTGGTAGCGCCAGTTCCACCAGAACCAACGGCCAATGTGCCACCCAACGTAATTGTTCCGCTAGATACGATAGGGCCACCAGAAGTGGTCAATCCTGTTGTACCGCCTGATACTTGTACGCTAGATACACCGCCCGCAGCACTCGTAAATGGTAAACCAGCAGGCCCAATGAACGTGATGAACGCTAGTGTAGTTGGGTCGTATAAAGCCTGAACAGGCAATATATTTGTGGTTTGCGTAATACTTACGTTATTTGACATATTGCTACCCAAAAAAGAGGGGGTGATTAGCCCCCTTTAGATCAAGACTGATCGGACATTGGCGTGACGTACAAGGTGCTAGACCCTGTGCCAATTGTAGTAACTGAAAATGAATTAGGAGGTACTGCCACCACCATTGGTGAACTCATACCTACCCCAAGAACAAAAGAATTGCTAGGCGTTCCACTTACAGGCAAGACCGCAGCCGGTGCGCTTGTAGGTGCAATCGTCACAGCAACAACATTGTTACTCGTATTCATAAATCCAGCATAATTGATCTGGTCGTTATTACTAGGTGCAATGGTTACCGCAGTCGATGAAGACGTGGTAACGCTAATTGCAGTAGTAGGGCCAGCAATTCTAAATACTGAAGTATTAGACATGATTAAGCAGCGTTTGTGGGATAAACATTGCCTTCTAAACGATCAACGCCAAGTGAGTAAACACCTGATGCTGGAGTCGCAGAAGAACCTGTGCTGTTAGTGAATTGGATTGACAAAGTATTAGCAGCAGAAACCCAAGCGTTAGCAATGCCAACACCAGTTGTTTGAGCACCTTGCAAGCAAACATTTACAAAGTCATTGACCATAAGGCCAGGGATTGTGAATGTTTGTGTTGCTTGTGATCCAGAAACAGCTGTTGGGGTCAATGTGGGAAATATTAGGAAAGAATTGAGAATGTTACCTCTCAAAATTGTGGTTTGAAGTGACATATAAACTCCTTTGATTAATTGTATCTTAAATGCGAAAAAAGCCACCCCTTTTGAGGATGGCTTCTTCTTATTTACTCACGAATTAGGGTAAAAACGTGAGGTCATAGCCGTAAACAAATACGTCACAAGTCGCTGCAATCGTAGTACCAACATTAACATAAATGTTAGATACGTTAGAAATAGCGGTTGCGGGATTTGTTGCGGTAGAAGTTGTCACATAAGGGCCACCTGTGTTGCTAGTCAAAGCAGCGGTAGTCAAAATGGTTGAACCTGTTGCGCCTGGTGCTGTGTACACACCAACAGTAGCTGTAGCAATAGTGGTTGTTGCACCGCTAGAGTTCAAGCCGTTAGTGATGAGTACGCTAACAGGTACAAATTTGCTGACATCTAAAACCACCATTGCTGTGTCACCAGCTTGGGATAGGTTTACTGATTGAGCACTAGCAATCAAACGCAATGCTTGGTTTGTGGCCAAGTTCTGTGGGTGATTGCTTACTGTGGTTGCTGGGCCTGGATTCGCCATAATGTTTTCTCCTTGATGTTAATTAAGCAGCGACACGGCAAGCGAGTTCAGGATAAAGCGGTGCCCATCCATATAACACATCTAAGCGTGTAGGAATACTGTCATTATTTATAGTATATTGCCTCACAATTCTCATGGAAAGTCCGATTTCCTTGTCGCTTGCACGACCTGCAAAATGGACACCTTCAGGCAATTCCAAATCGGCTACTGCCAATGTGAACGCATTGCGGTGCATGATGATATTTTGTGGTGAAACTGTTGATGTAGAAGATACACCAATGTTGTAAGGTGTAACTGCAACGCCTGAAGCAGGAGATGCTGTCACGTTCTGGAACTGACCACCATAGATCAATGCAGGGCTAACAGTCACGCTTGTGTTTCCATTGGTTAGCGAAACTGCTGACTTAACAACAAAGTTACGCAACTTGTTAGAACCATATGCTTGACGATTTTGTGGGTTAACAGCGTACACACCAGCAAAATTGATAACGTCACCAGGATTCAAAGTTCCTGTTGCGGTAGCAGTAATGTTGATAGTGGAGCTAGAAGCCCAGCCACTAGACAAACCTTGGTTAGCGCCATTCACAGTAATTGAACCAGGTGTAGAACCAGTCCAGTAACCGAAAGATTGTGCAACCACGTTTTGATCGAGTTTCCAGTTCATCCCGCCGCTGTCTCGGCCCATAAGTCCTTTTCTGTATTGCTCGCCAATGGCTTCCTGTGGCACAAACAAACCTTTGAGTGAATCAACGATTGTTGCGCTTGTGAAAGGTTCAACGATACATGATCTACGGCCGTCACGGGGAGCACCCTCAGAATCCAAGTAGGCTTGGCCTGTTAGGTAAGTGATCAAACCTGTAGGAGGTGTACCTGGTGTTCCAACGATGTTAGAAGTATTCAAGTTAGCCATTGACAAACCATCACGATCAATCTTGTTCGCAATAGCAGCAACAGCAGGCTTCAACACTCGGTCGCTAAACATATCGAGAGACAATGCCAAGTCTTGCGTGGTGAATTGAGTATCAACGTGGAATTGAGTGCTCAAAGTCACAGGTACGCTAGTCTCGTTGAAGTCTTCAACATTTAGTGCTGGGCCAGTTGTCCCGATAAACCTTCCAGGTCTCACTCTGTTACTTTCACCTTGCGGCTACTGACCATTGCTGGCGGGGATGACTCTTCGGACTTCCCTCTGCGACTTCTTTTGTTATATCGCAGTTCAGACTATCGCATCTACTTTCGTAGGTTTCTCACTTAGTCGTTCAGGCTGCTTTCGCTTGCCCCTTGTTACCTACTTCTAGGACTCCAAGTCAATCAGAGAAACTTTTTCGTCCGCACACCTGTACATTTTACGGACGTTAACTGTGTTGCCAATTTTGGCCCCTCAATACACAGTTAATGCTGAGGCAGGGTTTTATACCACAGCGAACTGATCGTCATAGTTTCTGTCGACTTCTGAAGTGAAAGTCAACTCATTTTCCAAAACCATCAACGCTTCGTTGGTGATCTTGGATATCGTAAGCAGATTATTTGCCATGATTCAATCCTTTAAATTAGAAAAAAGTTTTTACCTAATCTTCTTAGCCAATCTTGCTTCTTTCCATTGCTGGAATGTTCCATGAAATTCTCCATTGCTATCAACAGAGTTATCGCTTGGAACGCTAGTAGCACGAATAGGGCTAATCGGCTTCGGTGCGTTTGATCTAGTAACAGCCTTCACTTCTTCCTGTGGCGCTTTTTCAAGTCTTGCCTCAATCTTCCCAATCTCTCTAAGAGCACCAATCGTTGATAACCGACCTAGCTTTTCAGCCACTTCGGGATTTTCGGCTAAGTGATATAGGATTCTTGGGCCTAACTCACTCTCGAAAATCGCATCTCTCACTTGGTCGCTCACAACAACCTCGCTAGACGCTATCATGTCATCGTAATCAGGCAATTCTTTCTTAACTTCGTTTTGGCGTTTGTTCCACTCTGCCATTGTTTTGGCACGCTCTTCATTCGCCTTACGCTCAGATTCTTGCCTATCACGCTCTTTTAATGCTCTCTCAGTCGAATACTCTGCCAGCGCCTTTGCGTACTCAAACGCATCTTGGAACTGGTCTGGCTTGGGTTCTTCATCCAAATTTGGTTTGGGTGCGACCTTCGCTTCGAGTTCTTTCAACCTGTTTTCTAGTTCACTAGCTCTTTGACGCTCACGTTCCGCTTCGGCTCGTGCCATTTCACGTTGC